ATTCGGTGCGAGGTGCTTGATAGCATTCTCGACGATCTGCTGCCAGCTTGCGGTGTGCTCCAACACTTCGGTGCTGACCACAATATCAAACGCTCGCCCGAAGTCGCAACTTGCAGCGTCACAGACAACGTCGACGCAGGGACCGGACACAATATCGCAGCCAGTGTAATCGTCCTGCGGAAACAGCTGACGCACAGTGCCGTTGATGTCACGCGAGCCGATCTCCAGCACACTTACCGGCACACGCGGCACAAATCGCTTGACGTACTCCATCGCACGTGCGTGCATTTCATCTCCCGCTGATTTCAGTATCGCTGACGCCTGCCTCGTGCCGCTCTCCAGCAGTTTTTAGCCGATCATGCAATCGGGCAACTGCAGGGAAGCTGACGTGAGAAAATCGTTGAATCTCGCGACGTGTCGCTCGTGGTTGCTGTGCTCGCCACGTGCTTGCCACTGACGCCGTACCAGCGTGCCTGATCCAGCACCAATAACGCTTATTCGCTGGCACCAGCAACTGCCGTGCAATCTTGCCGAGATTTCCGTGCGTCTGCTGAAAGATTTGAATTGCACCTGGCACCAGCACGCTGCCGAACATATTGGACGTATGGTGCATCTTAAACCAGCGACCATCTGAAAACAGCATCCCCTGCGGCTGCACGATCCACCGCGGCCGGCGTTGCTGAGCTGCGATCAACTGCAAATCACGGACAAAGTCGCGACTGACAGCGTCGTCGTCGTCCACGCGTGTCTGCAAGTTCAACCCGTCACCGTGGTCGATGTCCATTGTGCGGACGATAGGCACGCCGATGCTTGACCACATGTCCCAGCGTTCTGTGAAGTTCGGATCGTTGTCGTGGATTCGTAGATAGATCTGGAATTGTCTGCACGTCTGCTGCCGCAGGCTTGGCACCATCGTGTGTCGCGACAGCTCCAGTCGATACCGCGACATTTGCGGATCTTGGTAACTGGAGCGAATGCAGATTGTGTGCAGGCCGTTGAATTTCATGCAGGTTGCAGTGTGACAGTCGGCGGGATTGTTTGCGTGTAATAGTCGCACGGTGGGTCTGTCAGTGATGATGTACCGTCTGTGGCTTTCCAGTCATTGCCACTTAGCGGCAACGTGAACGACTGCACGCAGTTGGTTGGAACCTGTCCAATTAAACCCGCGTAGTCGAGCACGATAAGACCAGAACCAAACCCAAATTGCACACGACTTTGAATTCTGACCCAAGCAGTAACGTCGACAGCACCTGCAAACAATCGTGCTGAGAACCCCATTCTTACACGAGGTTCGCTTTCAAATGTTACACAGTTGCCGTTCGTGCGAACGAGGTTCCGTTCATCACTGCGATATTCGCACGTTGTTGCACTCAACGTGTACGAACCCCAAAACCGCAGCAAGTATTCATCCTGCCCCGCATATTCATCGCAGCACGGCCGCGACGTGCCGCCAGTGCCGTCATATGGCCACGTCAGCAGGAACCGCTGCGGCAGCACGCCACCGACACACATTCCGCACGGCGGGTATTCACCGACAGAAATAGAGTCTTCTGCCGTGCTGTCCAGTTCAGATGATGAACCTTCCGACGATGTCTGCGGCAGTCCTGTGAAATCGCAATGGCAGCATCCCAGTAGCATTCTACGGCCCCGGAGTCGACGACGTTGGCCCGCCACCGCCACCGCCCAGTGCGGACGACGACACAGCAGGACAGTCGGCCGCGTATGGCTGCCATTCGCCGTTGATCCATTCGCACTTGATCAGCGTGTCAGCACCGATGCTGATTTGCTCGAAACGGTTGACGACGGTAATCGTCGTGCCCATGTCGACCAGATCGCCGTTGCTGTCGACGCCGTAGACGCTAGCCTCGGCAGTTGCTGTGTTACTTTCTCGCGGGTCTGCTGGCAACAAATCGTCGTCCAGCACAGCCATCACATTCCGCTGGCTGCCACGTCCACCAGGACGCACCGACCCTTGCTGTCGCTCGGCGTAGAAATCCCGCATCAGCCTGCGGATCTGTGCGACGGCTTCGTCGCTGAGTACGTTGCCTGCCATTATGTGCAGCCCGGAATGGTGCCGACGTAGTTCAGTTCAGTGTAAACGCGGAACGTGCCGAAGACTGCGTCGGACGGTGTCGGATCGTCGACCTTTGCACCGCTGCCATCAAGAATCGCTGGCTCGGTAATGTCTGTGCCGTCGTCGTTCGTGATCAGAATTCGCTTGGTTGAGTCTGCCGGATCAAGTTCCCGGAACCCGGCATCTAATATCTCAAAGTCCCACGTCTCATTCCTAATGTGCATCTCAATCGTGACTTCGCGATACACCGTGCCATTCCGCCGGCGTTCTTCGCTCACGCCTACGTTGCTGATTTTTGCGTATCTTGCCGCGACGCTCACACCGTCAATCGTGAATGACGTGGAGTTGACGCAGTTCGGATAGGTGAGCACATACGTCGGGACGCTTGACGCGTTCTGCACGATGCGGCAGACCGTCCTGGCATCATCCCGCATCACGGGCGGGTTGAACGGATCGCCGGCAGAGTTCAAAACGCCGTTGTCATCTTTGTCTTTCCATGCCTCACGCTGAAAGATTTCGGATGACCAACTGATTCGCGTTTCGTCGTTTGTCGGCGTGCTTTCGACCTGATAGGTGTCGTTGTATTCAGCTGTGACAATCCACGCTTTGTACCCTTTCACACACGATACGCTCAGCGACTTGCACACAGCGTTCGCGTCATCAGGATACGTCGAGCCAATTACCGGCAATCCGCTTGCACTGCCTACATCAAACGCAGTGTCGGCTTTTGAATCCGCTTCGAGCTTAAAAGAGCGAGTGTAACTGCGACGCCCTTCTTGGTTTTTCGCTTTCCGTGATTCAGGTATTTCCCCGATCAAAGTGACGGTCATGTGAGATCCTCCACGACCTCAAGGCTCTGCCCCTCTGGCGGGAACACCTTGATACCCTGTGCCAGCATCTCATTATGCTTTTTCAGCTGAGCCAGCATTTCCCGTTCGGCTCGACGCTGTTCGTTGCCCGCACTGAGAATTGTCGACAATGCCGCAGACGATCCACGCTCATTCGCTGCCGCAAATCGCATATCGCCGCCAGGTGCACCAGTTGCGGGCACGCCACGCTGACGCGAATTACTTGTCATCTGCATCGCCTGATCGACCAGCGAGTCACCAGCGACTAAATTAGATATGGCACCAGAACCCACGGCACCAGCCAACGCTGCACCGAGCGGACCTTGCATGTTCCTCCAAATCGATTCCATCTCTGTCGCGTTGATGATCTCCTCGCCACCTCGATTTAGCCCAAGTATCTGGTCTTCCATGTCACGGCGTTGTTTTTCAAATGACTGGATTCGCAACTGTGCAACGTCGTCACCGAAGAACGCTCTGACGCGTTCCTTGGCAATTAAAGCGTCAAACGACATATCATTAAACGCAAGCCGCACAATGTTTACCAGCTTCGGCAGTTCCATCATGGCGTCTAGAACGTCGTTGATTGCAGGCAGCAATTGCGTAGTCAAGTCCAGCGTGATTTGCCCAAACACCTCCTTTACGTCGCCTAGTTTATTGCTTAGCTGTATCCACGGATCTGCCATCGCTTCCGACGCACCACCAAACTGCGACTGCAATTCTTTCAGCACAATCGCTTGAGCAGCAACAATATTGCCGGATTCTTGCAGCAGTCGCACTTGTTCTTTTTGCTGCGTGCTGAACGTCACACCAGCTCGCGACAGTGCCGTCATTCCTGCTATGGGATCATTTAAGGCTTTGCCGATTTGCGTGATAGAGGACTGCATGTCAGTGCCCATGACTGACGACATATCCTGAGCCGCGACCAGAGCCTCTCTAAACGCGTCGCCCTTGATGTTTTTGAACGTCGCCAGAACAGCCGCCGCAGAAATCGTCACCTCATCGCCGAAGTTTGTGACCTGTTGCAGTTCGCCGGCAAGCTTCTGGATTTCTTTGGCCGACACGCCGGCAGCTCCGCCAGTCGCTTTTATGACTGCAGCAAGCTTTTTTTCCGCCTGCACCTGCTCACGTGCCGCAGCCGCCATGTCGACGACAGCACGAACCGACAGGTATCCTGCCACTGCAGTCGCCGCAGTGCGAGCGGCACTGCTAAACCTCTTGAGTGACGACTCACTGCGTTTCAGACCAGACTGCAGCCCACGTGTGTTTGCGGACAAATTGACGACGAGATCACCTAGAGACGGCACTACGCAACCCTCCCTGCTGCATGATCTGTGCCCATGTCTTCACGGGTTTTGCGTGTTCTTTGATCCACGGAATAAACCATTTCAGTTCAGGATCGTCGCATCCGCCAAGCTTCGCCACCATGCACCCAAGCAATGCCAACACTTGCCGCGTTGCTTCGTCGCCGATTGGCTCGACGCGATCTTTCGCACACCACTCGTTGAACTGCTCAGGCGTCATCGCCGCCAGCATTCCATCCACGTCAGTCGTGTGTGCCACGTGTTCCGCGAGACGCATCGCCGTCAATCGGTTTGCGTCTCGTCTGAGTTTTTTTCCAGTTCCTCAATCGACTTGCCGTTGCACAACCTGTGTGCCACATCGTGCACCCGTTCCAGCACGGACGACGGCCACGCGTTGATCATTGCCACATCATCAAGCGTGAATATCTGTTTGCCGTCATTGTCACGCACGGCCGCAATAATCAAACGCGGCTTCATCTCTTTTGCCTTGCGTTTGTCAACTGCGGTCATGTCTGGTTTCATCATCGACGCGTCGTAATCGGCTTTTTCGCGTGCCGTCAGACCATACACGTAAACGCCAGCACCTTCGCCGAATTCTGGCATCTCTACTAGTTCACGTTTGACCGGCAGCACAGCCGCCATTTGTTCACGCGTCAGAATCGTCATCGTCTTCGTCGTCGCCTTTCCAGTTTGGCCCGGGAATGTAACTGCCGTCAGGTTTGTAACCGAGAATCACACCATCATAAAACGCTTGCAGATCGTCCGGGTGAATTCCCTTCGCTACCGCTTCGCGTGCCAACAACAGCCGGCCTTTATCGCTACGATCAAGCAACGGCTGGCACAACGCTCTCGCCTCGTCGTCTGCTGGCTCTGCGTCCATATTTTTAACGTGTAACCACGCCTGTTCGGCAGTCGTTTCGTGGTCGATGTCGGTGCGGCAGAATTTCCACCCGTCACGCTCAACCATTGTCGCAGGGTCAAATCCAACCTTGCTCGACACGGGAATGTCTTTGCGAATGAATCTGATTCTCATGTTGCGTAGGCCATCAGCTGGTCAAGCTTCAGGCTGACGTCCATTGTCAAGCCGTTGCTCATCTCGCCAGTGAATCCGATGCCAGTTCCTGCGGCATCAAACGTCTGTGTCGTCGTGGCAGCGTCGGCAAAGACGATGCTGTATTCACGCTCCGCCGGCGTCGTGACGTCGTCTGTGATGGCTTGGTGAATCGCCAAGCCGGGATCGAAAAACAATTGGAAGTCGAACGTGCCGCCCTCTGAATAACCAGTCTGCGAGTACTCTTTGCCAGCCCCCGTGGTATCCAGAGTTGTGGCGTCGTACGTTTCAGACTCTGCCCCGCCGTGGCTGTATGAAATGACCTGCGAAATTGCAGTCCCTGTTGTGCCGGTAAAGTGATTCAGCACCGTACCCTTGACGACTACTTTTGCCATGATGGCAGCTCCTTACGGATTGAACTGAATAGTCACGTCGAGCGTGACAACATGAATTCCAACGTCTGAGCCATCGGCAGGCGGCTCGAAGTCATCAACCTCGTCATTGATCAGCACGGCAGCAATCGTTTCGCTACCCGCCGTGCCACTGTAGTCATCGAGAAACACTCGCACCGCGTCAGCCAGTTGTGCCGCTCCGATGGACCTGTCAGCCTTGCAGTCGATGTCGTAGTCAATAAACCGCAGCAAATTACTGCCACCGTCCAGCGTTGTGTTCTGCTCAGCCGCCATCTGTGTGATCAGCAGGAACGGCAGTGCCGCTTTCTGCGGTGCCTTGCCTACGTAGCACCGACTACCGATCAGCGTGCTGATTGTCGATTCTCCGGTTAGCAGTGAAACAAGACCTGATTTCATCTGGCGAACGCTTTACCCTTGGTGATTTCTTTGTTGAGTTGTTTGTATGCTCCAGCACGAAACAAGCTAAGCATTTCTCCAAGGTGCTTCGATGCCACTGACGAGACGCTTGGGATACCGTTTGTGTGCGACAGCATTATTCCGGTGTACCTCTCCGGCCCTTTTCGTTTTCCAGTAAACCGCGGTTCGTGTTTTGCGTCGTTGAAAAGCCAGTGAATGTTCTGAGCACTGATACCAACGCCTTTTCTGTTTTCCCTATTCCGTGATTTTGCACTTGCTTTGCTTGACCGCCCGACGCGAGCGCCAATCTTCGCACCGCCTCCGGGTGACTCCTTCGCCGTTAGCCGCCTCCATCCAATGGCTTTGCGTGCTCCTTTGAATCGCGATGGCACCTGTGCCTTAATTTTCTTTGTCAGCACTTTGGCCACTTCAGCAGCACCAGTAGTCGTCACTCGTCGTGCTGCCGTGGTCCTGAGCATTTGCAGCAGTGCCGTGACCTCTTTATCGCCTTGAATTATATTGCGGCCAATTTGCCGTGTTCCGCGACCTGTACCATATCCACCGCTGCCAAATTGTTTCTTAATAAAGCTCATCAAACAGCCCGCCGCGTTTGAATCTCCACTTCTTCATGTGCGAGATCAATGTCGATCACGCTCAGTATCTCGTAGGTGTTGCCGTCGTGCGTCAGCCGCATATCTGGCGTCGCTGCAGTCAGTGTGCTGTTGTACGGGCATCGCCACACATGCGACACATCTGCCTGCACTCGGTCCACCTTCCAAAATTCTCGCCCACCTTTGCTCAGCACCTCCGCAAATGCTGTCGTGTATGTTGACCAGTTCGAGTTGTCTGTATTATCAATGTGTCCGTGAGCGTCTGCTGATCCACTCAACTGCTGCACAGTGATCTTGCGGTTGTACTTGTTCACACACCTCACTGAATCGCTCCGACGCCCGTCCAGCTCAGTACACTAATCAGGTTGTCATAGATGTGGCGATTGCCGTCACAGCGGCCCCATGCCATTTTGACCCACTCTGTGATTGCCAACACTGCTTCAGCTGGCACATCACTCGCCGCATCGCCATATCCTGCCTGATAGGTGATCGTGACTGCGTTTGGCTGATCGTCCGTGCCGGGCCAGTATTCGTTCTCGTCCAGCCAAATCCGCGGCGGTGTCGTGGTCAGATCTGTGTAGTACTTCGCGCTGGCAAGAGTCTGCGTCGCTTCGTCTTCGTCGATGTACTGCACCGACGTGATTGACTGCACTGGCGGCTGTCTGATTTCAATAATGCTGCCG